GCGAAATTATCAATGTGGGGCCAGTCCTTGTGCTCTGGGCTATTCTCGTACTCTCCCCAAACTAAAGCCTCGCCAGCGGCCTCCTGAGCGCAAATACGCACACTGTGCGCCTCATTTTGGCCGACTGCCGCCACGACGACGACCTCGTCCCATAGGCCACGGGATGAGTGGATAAGGCGTTTGAGGATGTCGCCCTCGTTAGGCCCGACGATTAAAGCAAGAGACACTAGGGGGTTATTCATATTTTTTGAGTGGGAAAGCCCGGACGCACCCCCCGATGCGTCCGGGCAACCCGGATGATTCTGTAACTTACACGATCCGAACTAGCGAACTGGCCGATCCCTTTGCCGCTCCGTAGATGAGGCAATAGGTGCGCTGCACGCTGCCGGTCACGAGCGAGTAGCTCTCGCGAACCTGGAGCGACAGACCGCTCTTGGCTTCCGTCACGTTGGCAACGGTGCCGCTGAACTCAACATTAGGAATCTCGGGCAGACGAGCCGCCACGATGATCGCTTCCTGTTGGGCGATGAATCCTTTGGATACCGCAGCAGGCAGCGAAGCGTAGTTAAATACGTTCACGCCGTGAATTTCGCCAAGGTTAGCGCCGCCGACGAGGTCGGTGGAGCGCTGGGCATTCGCCACCACTACGGAATCTTTGGAAAGATTGGCGTAGTTGGTAGGGCTGAGAACGGCGAACCGTCCACCCATAGGTGCCTTTGCGCTGTTGAGTTGAGCCGCGATGTCGACGATGGAACCAAAGGTCACCGCACCGGCCGCGATGGTGGCGGTCGTGGTGTAGTTGCTGTTGGTGACCAACGCCAGAACGGTATCAACCATGCTCTTCCCGAGAGCGTGGGCCGCTTGCGCTGCAAAGCGCTCGACCAAGTTGATCGAGGAGCTGGTGCGCTCGTCATCATTCAAAGCGTAGGAAACGTGTTTGAAGTTGGAGAGCGTCACAACCACATCGGTCTGTGAAGCGTCGCCAGCCACGTATCCGGCCGTGCTGGAATAATCCGAGGCAGACTGAATCGAGACAGTGTGGGTTACGATCGCGTCACCCTTGCGGGCGGTAGCGTCCGAGAAATCGGAAACGCCGGAAGCGATCCATGAGTAGTTTTCAACCAGCAATTCGAGAGCACGTTGTGCTACGACTTTGCCGTTGCTCGTTGTTGCGAGGCTATTTGCCATAGTTCTATCCTTCTTTCTTAGTTATCGTGCGAGCTTGATTTGGTTGAAAATCTCCGCCGCACGACGGGGATCTTTTTCTGCGTTAAACTTCGCGAGAAGTTCATTACGAGAAAGGGGTTTGGCTTCGCTGATCTCGACGGGCTGGGTGCCTTTGCTGGCTTCCAGCTCGACAGTGAGGCGAGCGAGCTTGGTTTCGAGAGCGACGATCTTGTCGTTAGATTCCAGATCGGCCTTGGCTTCGGGAGCTGCTTCGACTGCGGGCGCTTCTTCTGCCACGGGTGCTTCGGCTACTGCGGGAGCTTCCTCGACCACGGCTTCAAACTTGGCGGCAAATTTGCCGACGAGTTCGTCGATCCTGGCGGAGAGAGCGGCGATGGCCTGCTCGGCATTAAACGCCGGGGCCGCCGGTGCTTCGGGCGCGGCTTCGATAACCGGCGCTGATTCTTTTACGGTTGTATCCATATTAAGCGATTTGCGTGTGTCAACCCGCGCTGAATAAACGCCTGTAGGATTTGCTGCAGGGGTTAAAACTAGGTCTATCGAAAAGAGTGTATTTACTGTTGCCAGTTGCGTGCCGTCCTCTGCCATCCTAGGCACTCCACTAAAGCTGATGGAAAATCCGATCTGCCCAGGGAGCGTGCCGATTAGTTCGCTGAAATAGGCAAAGCCTTCGTGACTTTCAAACAAGGTGAGATCCGCACGGACGCGGCCGCCGTCTAAGGTAAAGTTTTCTAAGTATCCGATGATGTTTGAGACGCTAGAGCTGTGGTCGGAAAGTACCTTGACCTGACCTAGATCGTTACCAGCCTGGACAACTTGTTCCAGAGTGTCTGCGTCGATAACCATCCCGTGACCCAAAGCAGGGCCAGCGGTGATGACGGAAATTCCCTTAAATTGTTTTTGAGCCATGCCCGCGCACGGCGTGTCAAATTACTCCTGCGGTGGTGGCGGAGGAGTCAGGTGGGCGTTAATCTTTTCTAGTTCAGCTACGGCCTTTTTGAGTAGCGCCTCACTACGTAAGGATGAATTTGATATTTGGAAAACAAACACAGGTAAAAGCAAAAGAAGTACCAGCAAAAAGAAGGCTGCTACAGCAAGCAAAACATAGATAAAGCCTCCAACGCCTGTCATGTCCCAAGCCTGCTCCTACCTAGCGGGCTTAATCAACTACTTTCTCTTTTTTGTTTTAGGCTTTGCCCCGATTCCGATCGCTTTCACCACCATGTTCATCTCTTTTGGGGTAAGGTTAAAATCTGGTTCGTCACGCATTGTGAAGGTTTCTGTGGATGGAACCGATGCCTGCACTGGCTCAATCGCTTCCTGAAGTTGGGGCTGTACGGTTGTATCCTCTGGCAACGGGGCGGCCGGTGGCGTGACGGCCACGGCTTCAGCAGGAGCAGCGGGTGCGCCAGTGATCTGCACGTCTGCCATAGTCAGACCAGCTTCCTGTGCCTTTTGCTTAATGTAGATCTGCTCGGCGATCTTCTGATTTACGATCTCTTGCCAATCGGATCCGCGCTCGGCGCTAATGTCGGCCAATGTTTTAATCCCCATCTTTAGATCCTCACGGTCGGCGGCGCTGTCCCGGCCAGCGTCGATCGTGGTGCGGGCTGGGGTGTGATAGACCGCTTCCCACCACATAGCCATTCCTCTGGGCGGAGTCAGATCGCCACGTTTGATAGCCTTTGCCAGTGCCCACTTGCGAACCCGTTTCAGCATCTGCTCGATCACCGCGTCGGAAATCTCATCGAATCGGCGTTGAGCCTGGGCGAGAACGAACCGCTGGCTGGGGCCGGTAAGTTCGTTGGGTGACCAGATGTAGGCGTAAGGAACGCCGAGGCCGGACGCCACTGCCCGGATGTACTGATCCATGTGCTGCTGTAGATTCTGGCTGGGCCGATCGTTTTTGATCTCTCGCAGTGTCTTGCCCATCGGCACGTTGACCAACGCACCCCCGCCAAAAAGGTTGTCGGTCGTTAGGTTTGTTGAATCAGTCTCTGTCGGGTTAAAGAATCCAGGGCCAGAGTTAGTCGTGGATTCGATTGCCATCCCAATTTGCCCTGCCCGCTTACAAGCCAGCATCTCGTAATCCAGAATCTCGTCACGATCGAGCAGCAGATTGATGCACGATGCGAGCTTGGAAAGTGACCGCACTTCGTCTGCCCTGTCCCGTTCTGCCAACAGAATCAGATCGGCGGCTTGCACTTCCGTAAATGTGTCGCCGTTTATCCCAGTGCGGATGTAGTAGCTTAAAGGCCGCCCAAACTTGTTCATGCGAACGCCGTCGAAAATCTTGGCGTCGTCCTTCACGTAAGATGGGGTTTCACAGCGGTGCCCTTCCACCATTTGCAACATCGGCCAGCCGTCGCCGTTATCAGTCAAAAGTATAAAAATTTCATTATCGCGTAGCATGGTGCGGGTAGCCACTTGCTGCATCGCTTGGTAAGTAAGAATCCCGCGAACGTCACAAGAGCCTTCCCACATCGCCAGCCACTCCTCTGTCGCCTTGTTCCAGCCCTCGTCCTTTGTGCGTGCCTGGCATTTGATGCCAGCGCCAATCGCGTTCCGCGTCATCGTATCAATCGCCCCGCGAACGATAGCACTATTGTAACAAAGCCAGCGGGATAGCGCGGCGATCGATTGCCGAGATGCAGAGCTGACATCCAGCTTTGTGTCGGCCAGTTGAGCGTCTACCCAGCGGCGTTTGCGTGGATCGTGCCGGGCGGCATTAACCATGCGCGACCAGCTCGAAATCACTTTGCCGACTATGTCCATTTTAGTAGGTGGTTTCCTTAAACCGTGGGTAAGTGACGAGGCTCTGATCGCCTGTAAAGATTGCCGTCACTTCAGCGTCGTTCTTGCCTTGGATCAAACGCCAGCCGTCCAGAGCTGCTTTCGCCACCTCAACGGGCGTGATCCCGGCGGTGACTTGGTAGCTGAACGATTTGCCAGCCACGCTTGCGTTAATCATTGTTCGGCCTCCGTTTTGAAAAACGGTTGCCTGCCCAGCGGCAATAGACTCCAAAGCCAGCAGCAACGCGGTAGCGTTTTTGCTGCTCTGAATCCAAAGGGAAAAAAGGAGAGCACGATCCACGACTCCGTTGCCTTGGTGTCAATCATACCTTCGCCTCCTGTGCCATCGCTGCTTCCGCTTGAATCACCTTCCCCCACACCGCAAATCCAGCCAGGTAAGTTTCGCAATCGTATAAGTGGTCTTGCCTACCCTTTACCCTAATCCACTCATACACGTCTTTGCCGGTCTTGCGGTTAATCCGATGCGCCTTTCTATGGCTGGCCATGTGCTCGCGATATTCTGGGCTAACGTCATGGGCCACTTCCCAGATCGGCCCCTGCCCTCTCCGCAACCAAGCCAGCAAATCTTGGCAGGCCGGAGAGCTGAGAAGTAGCAAGCGACAGCCAGCATCCGTCGGCTGATCTGAGCTATGCACCGACTTCATCCGCCCGGCTTGGCTTTCGATATAGTAGTATTGGCGATCCTCACCCTTTACCGCGATGAATCCGTATCGCGCCGCCAATCTGTATGTGTCGTGAGCCTCATAACCTGAATCAATACAGGTGTGGATGTTCTTCACGCCTAGATCGGCCAGAGTGTGAGCCACGTCCTCAATCGTTCGCCGCCGGCCTTCCTCAATCAGTCTGCTCGATCCATCCCTTGCGAACGCACGCACCACGAACCAAAACTCGTCGATCTGTCTGTCGATTGCAGCCAGCTTGATGTGATCCGTTTCCCATTCCTGCTTTTTGGCAAAGGCTCCGGGCGGGATATTGTTTAGCTCGTTGTCGTCGAACTGATCCTCCCAAGGCATCGCGCTCCATCCGTTCACCCATCCTTGCAACCCGTGCAGATAATGCTTTTCCGTCAGAAACTTCTTGGCGCAATCCGCAAAGGTAATCGTCGGCGAATACCAGCTAGGAAGGCGGAACGATCGACGGCCAACCTCCGAGCTTGCGTTTGCCGCCACCCACTTGCCCTGCTCGATCGACTGGCGGCGATTGCGTTCACTCCAAGGTGCGTCGCATTTTGTGCAGTAGTAGCTGGCAGTTTCCGTTACCTTTCGCATGTCCCATTTACCATCCTCTGATCGTGCCGTTTCATCCCATCGGATCTGCCCGAACTCCATCGCTTGAAACTCTCCGCAAGCGTGGCAAGGCACGTGGAAAGTTTCCTGCGTCCCAGCTTGGTAGTTGATCCAGATGTCGCCGGTGTTCAGCGTCGGAGTCGAAGTCAGTACGTGCTTACGTTGTGGGAACGCCTTTGTCCGTTCCAACGCCAAGGAGTAAGCGGCCGCATCCTTTTCGGATGGGGCCGCAAAAGAATCCAGCTCGTCCAGCACGGCGATGCAGATCGGGCGGGAGCTTAAGTTCGCCGGGCTATTCGATCCAACTAGGGAAAGCGTCATCGTTGCGAACTGCATCTCTAGGATCTTTAGGTCGTCCAGATCTTGCGGGAACAGTCGCTTTACTGGTTTGCACTTTTCAAAGATCGGAGTCAGTCGCGTCTCGCTGTACGACCTAGCCAGATCCGCGTTTGGCATGACGAGCAGTGCAGGCGCGGGATCGTTCGCAATTCTATAAGCCAACCAGATGGCGAGCGTCAGCGTCTTGCCTGTCTGGGATCCCCAGCAAAGGGTGACGGTGTGAACGCCCGGATCGGCCAGTGCTTCCAGCACGCCCCGCACGTAAGGCGTCCACGTCGTGTTATATAAACCCGGCCGAGCGGTAAGCCTGCTGTCCAGTTGGATGTTTCGCTCCGCCCACTCGATCACCCCTGGCGGCTTTTCGTAGTGCCAGCGGATCCTTGCTCGTCGGCGTAGCTCCTCTTGAGCCTTGGTCACAGAGCCGCCTCGACCTGGCGCATGATCTGCCCGACTTCGTTCTCGACCTCTGCCTCCACTTCAACCGCTGGCCGATTGGCACAGATCGGGGCCAACCGCTTTGCCATCCCTTTGAGTAGTGGCACAAGTGCGTTATCCCTTGCGGCCAGTACCTTATCGGCCTCGTCCACTGGCACCATCGTGCCCTCCTTTTCTTCAATATCTGGACGATCTGACCTTAGCTTTCGCAGTTGATCGATTACTTTTGTGTAGTCCGAAATAAGGGACGATCTTTCCCCTGGCT